GAGCAGAACCAGGCATGAGCAATACCTTCTGCCCAGAGAACATCCACTTCAGGTGGCTTCTCACAATTCATGCATCGATCTCTCCTTATATTCTGGAAATCCTCAAATTCAACATACTCAGAGAAGAGATGATATTTCTTCAGACTTTCAAGGACAGACTCCAAGAACATCTTACTCTCCCCTTTATAGTCTTCCAGGTTTAATTTGATTCCACGTTTAAGGATTTCTCGAAGAACAATCATCCCAACGTTCCGAGGTCTGTCGTCTCCACCGTGTAATCCAGGATGTAAGGCCATCTGCGTTACTATCTTCCAGTCATCTTCCAACTGGATGTCATCGAGAAGTCTGGGATCATAGTCATCTATGTTTTCAACCAATTGTATGGAAGCCTGAGGAGCAGAGTAGTTTTTAACATCAAAAAATTCTTCTTCCCCTTCGACTGCCATAATAGCGACAGGTTGTTTGAATGGACGGAATCTGAATACAAGACCGAAGACAGGGAATTTGTCATATTGAGGACCACCAACTTTCTGCTCCCAATCTGCCAGAGTCGTCTTATGTAGGTCTGACAGTTCTTCAAATAACTCTTCGTCATCTATTGGCATGATCTTATAGACATACAGAGTCCCAGGGCTATGTATATGCTGGACACCTTTGAAATCAGGGTAGACTATAAAATCAGTCTTCTCTATGTCATTGAAGTTCACATTTGCACATTCACGGAGAAGCATTCTAATCTGCCCTCCAAGGATATACGTAGTCTCGTTTGGTGTTAATCTGATCGCTCTCATTATCATACCTCCGCCATATCTTCTATAGCCTTCATCAGTTTGGTAGTCTGCTCCACCTTATCAAAGAACTCGTCTTCTGTCTGAATACCTACCATCCTCAGAATCGATTGACGTATAGCCTCATTCTGCTTCTCGTTATTGCCATACAATATCTCACCTTTCGCCAGTCTGAATATCTGCATGATCTTCTCTTTCTTCAAGGCAGTCAGGATATTGTCATAATCTATCCAGAAGTTTCCAGGATTTGGTCCAGATGATAGTTCAATGGCCTTCTCCATTCGAAGGTCTTTTGAGAACGATTTCAGACGAAGTTCAAAGAACTCTGCCAGAGAGTCGATACCAGATGATCCTTGCTTCTCCATCGTCATGAGGTAAACTGCAACAGGGATTCCTAAGACAGCGGCTTCTATCTTCCTCATAGACATTTCATCTTCAAGCATCTGTGAATTAATGTTAGAAGGCAGTTTGTTGTCGAGGAAGTCAACTTTCATATAATCAGGCATTATGACTGCAACAGAGTCAGGGTCGACGAACTGCTTGGCTATCTTCTTCGCTTCCTTCTTCTTCCTGTTAGATGATGGATTCCTCTCATTTCCATATGTCACGATTGGAGAAGGATAACCCTGTCTGAAGTTCTTCTGAGTTCTGGCATCTGTAACAGCGTCTAATTGATCTACGTGTCTGAATAGTAACTCAACCCATCCCCATCCCATCTCCAAATTGTGCAACTGATTCATCCTTCCCCAGATACAAGTTACACCTTCCTCAAATTGAGATTCAACTGCGTTCCTGTTCCTCTTGGATGCGAAGCCAAAAGGGACACCACGTTTCTGCTTAACAAATCCCTTTTCTTCTATGAACTCATATTCCCGCAGATCCATAGTGATGAAGTCATCTGCCATCATATTATTTATAGATTTGGCATCTGGATACAGAACTTCTGTAATATGATTTCCATAGATTCCCAGATGCATAGGGTCCATCTGCAAGAAAGTTCTCTGGAAATTTGTTCTTTCAGCAGGCCAGATTTCCTTCTTAAACCTCTCTTCCGTTTTCGGTTTATCGAAGTGGAATCTATCAATCCCTATCATCTCTCTTACAGATATCTGATACAGAGAGATGTTAGAGAAAAGCAAAGGATCTTTCATAACTTGTCTCTCTAACTGCCAAGGATCTCGTCTGTTTAGAACATAACTTCCAGTCTCCTCAGATCGAGGCTGCACAGTATCACGTATGAAGTTCATGAAACTTCTGACTTTTCCACTAAACGACTTAGCAGTCACGTTGTAATCAGTGCTATCTGGCTCATACTCCGCTACAGTTCTGGAAGTTATCTTCCTACCTATCTTTCCTTTTGATTTCCATCTATCTAACCATCCCATATAATCACCATCTTTTCTTTGCACTAAGACCATATTCCACTTCATCATCAGGTTCCAAATCAAGTCTACTACGGTTTTTAGAAGACTTCTTAGAATCTGATTCATTCTTTATGCTGTGTGAGTTTGAATCGTTCTTCTCTGCTTTCTCATCAAATTCTACATATCCCTCAGCAGCGTCAAGGACAAGTCTGAGAGAATCAGGAGCATCTGACTTATACTGATCTCCTCTTTTATTTTGATGATCTACTCTCGTTTTCTGTCCAACTTTACGTCTGACAAGAGCACACATCTGCTTCTCAAACAAGTCGATCTCTTCTCTCTCAGAATCTGGATAAGTGTATCCTCTGTTTTGAGTTTTTAATTTCATCTGCGTGAAAGATTCATCACGTATGAAATCTGAAGTTGCTAATCTGACTATTGTTTCTATAGCGGGAATCAGAGTCCCATCTGACATCTCAGTTTCAACTTCCAAGAAGTCATTAAGGACATTTCCAGGAGCATTGTCTTCTGAACGGAATTCTGCTAATCTGAATTTAGCAGCCTGGAGACGAATCTCAACACTCTGCTTAACATAGTCATCCCCTCTCCAGGATCTCATGAAGATGATATGTCTATCTCGCAGACGCATAATGGTCATCCAGGAGAAGTCATTCGTCTTCGCTGTATCTAATGCACCTACGCAGAGTTCATCGCAGGAATCCAGCCATTCTCCACTTTTACATTTAAGCAGAGTCTTTCTTGTCATAAAGTCATCCCCCTCCGTAGCGTCCCAATTTCCGAAATACTGGGATTGGATAGCAGGATGGTTTATACCATATCTTCGTATTCTGCCTAAAACGAATTTCCTATAATCCTGAGTTCCTGGTTCATCGAAGCATCTTTGTAAATCAATAACATAGAAGTCAGGATCAGGTGGAAGTCCCTTTTCACGATTCTCCATCTCTTTGATGCATGTGTTATAAATCATCCCGTGCTCTTTATCTTCATGGGATGCTGTGAAGATATAGACCATCGTTCCATTTCGAGCAGCCAACTGGGGGTCTATTGATTTTATAATCTTCCCTTCATTTACGGCTTGGGCTTCCTCAATTATAGCCAGATCAAGATCTGGTCCTTCTTTGCATTTAGCAGTAGGAGATGCTGTGGTTGTTAGAATACTTGATCCAGTAGATAACTTGATGTTACTTGAGTTGTTGACATCTGCATGAACACCAAGGAAATCTGTGTAGAATGGAGACTCTAATCTGTCCTTAACTTTATCTGTAAACAGTTTGGCAGTTTCTTCAGCCGGAGCATACACACCTACATTGATACCATTCTGCAGATGCGGATATTGTTTATAGAAGAATATGGGTATGATGATAGAAAGTTGTGTAGTTACTTCTGCTAATTCCTGAGACTTCCCTGATTGACGTGGAAGCCAGATGTAAATAACTCTACCTTCCCTACGTAAGACAGATACAACTACAGGCCACATAACTTCTACCTGATATGAACGTGGGATCATACCAGTTACAGCCAGACTGATACGCTTGTGAATACGAGATGTATAATGCGCAAATTTAAAATGACTCGCTACCTGCCTGGCAAGTGTGACGTCTCCTCTCATCTTCTGCTTCTCCCTTTGGGATTCCTATTCGAGATGCCAGGAAGATCCTGTTCCAGTTCTTTGTTTGAATCTGCGTTTGATATAGAATTTTCAGATGACCAGTTTATATCATACGTCGCCTTCTTATCTTTCATCGTATGATACTCTGCCTCAAGTTCTTCCAACTCCATGACATCTCTATCCTTATCAATGTCACCTGCTACAATATCTGCTTCAAGAGAGTCTAAAGAATCCATGTCATCGTAATCAGATAGCACATCATCTAACCTATCTGATATAGGTTTAGTGCCAGACTTCTTTGTCCTGAATGCTTCGCCTGGTGGAACTTCCACGAGTAATGGAGAGAGTTCGTCTTCCCCAAGTTCTTCTACTTGAGATGTCTGCTTCATTCCCTTCGATCTAACTCCTCTTCCAAACACCTTATCCAGAGCCTTTAAACGTATCTTCATTAGTTCTACGTCAGACCTATCTGATTGCGTCCAGCCTTTGAAGGTTGCGAATATCTTGTAATGCTCCATAATAACCTGATGCCAGAGTTTCAGTTCTTTGGACATCTGTGTAAATTCCTTTCTCTCTGCTTCATCATTTAAATTGAAGGCAGGTAGGATTCTGGATAATCTATCGACAATCTTCTTGTCACGGTGGAGGATCTCACGCATCTCATGTTCAATACTATCCTTCTGCTTATACTTCTCCTTATCAACTTCTGTTTCGTATACGCAGACTCCATATTTATTCTGACCTTCTGGACAAGACTGACGGGCCATACAGTTAGAGCATCTGAGAACTTCCGTATTCAGATATGGTCCAAGTCTCTTCTCACAGTCCTGACAGAACCCGGATGGACGATTTGTCTGATTCTTACATTCTTCGTGAAGACAGTTTTTAATCTGCTTCTTCATATCTTTCAGATTGATATCTCGCAATATACCTTTCTCTCGCAGACGATCCTTCAATCTGTCTACCGAGTTCTTACGAGGATTCTCTGGCATTTCATCTTCAGTCTGAAAGGGTAGAATCTGACAATCGTCATCATCGGTCATAGGTAGTCTTAGGGTTCTTTATATATATATATATGTTGATTATAGTCTATGAAGAATATTGTATATGAGTCTGAGTGATCCATATGAAAAAAGATGTGTGCTAAGGTGTATATCTATCTAACCTGTTGTTTCCTTTTTCCATCCTGAATCACGTCCCGACCCCCAGGTAGTATATATAGTTTTCTACCCTTTTACCCTGATTTATTTTTCATCTATCTGCCTTCTATATAGATAATCTGTCAGAGAGGAAATGAACACCCCTAAGCATCTAACTCGATATAATTAACGGCGTTAATATAGAAACATATATATACTATGAATGAACCAAAGGAGGGGTAGACGTGATTCAAACATCTTTTAGGAAACAGTCAGTTAGATAGTTATATACCTTTTCGCATAATAAATAAAATATGATCTAAGGAAGACATCTCTTTTTCCTACCCCCCCTTCTGAGGTCAAGAGTCTTCTTATCTTCTAACTACCAAGCAGATTGCTAAAAGCAGAATCCTTGGAACTTGGAAATGTATGCAGGTTGATATATATTAAAGCGTCTGCTTAACAATGTTCTATTCGTTTAGTAACTGACGTAACAGAGTAACATCTTCTCGATACTAACGTAACAGTCTTTACTCTGTTACTACTGTATAGCATACACTACTGTAGACCATACACTACTTAGTAATGCTAAGGTCTTAGCATCCCTAAGGTCTTAGCATACCTAAGGTATATCAGATTAAATGATATATCAGAAAATGTGATATATCAGATGGGGTGATAAACTGCCTTCTTTTGTCATTCTCATTACAAAAAATTGGTCAATTCCACCTGACCAATACCTTTATATACTTGTAACCCTTAGTCATATTGCCGCTGGTGCAGAACCAGAAGGAGGACATCACAACCAGACGATAGTCTAAATCAGAGGGCCGAACGGCCCAAAGGGAATCTAACCGCATAAGATGCTCGGTAGTCGTAAGGCTAAAGGCTTGCAGGCTGATAGCAATTCTGCTTAGCATCCTCTATATCCAGCGGTTAGCATACCGAAGCATTCACCGAGATGGCATTCGGTGAGGTTAAGGAATCTGCAAATTCTAAAACTTACGCAACATTCTACTGGGTAGTCTGATAGTTATCTGGAAGAGATTTAAGTATCTGTGATTCCAGGTAGCAGCACGTTGAAGATAGCCAAGATGCGTTAATTCAGACTGGCTTGTAGTCTTAGCCAAACTAAGCAGATACCTTGCTCTGTCTGCCAACGTTGTTCCTATTGGGGGGGATGCCTATAAATTGAGCATCCCCCAGGTTTGACCTGGGCTTAATCGGGCTTCCCCCCGTTTTTTTCTTACAACTTGTAAGCATCCAGGTAGTATGATGGGTGATTAGCCTTATATGCTCTGCTACCTGGCTGGCATCTTTAGGAGGAAAACGATGACAATTAGAGTTAAGATGACGGATGACAGTTATATAATCATCTATACGCATCATAACTGGTCCGATCATCAGAGGAGAATTGTAGCAGCCTTTGGAATTGTATGTTCATCTGCCTTATTAGGGTTCTTGATGGGCATCCGATTGGCAATACTTGGAGGATTCCTATAATGGATTCTAACGAGTGGAACAATCCAAAGCATTTGCCTGACTTCTCCAAGCGATATGATTGGAGAGAAGGCATACTCAAGTCATTAGGACTTGAGCCAGGCTACCAGTTCTATTACTGGAGCAGATTACCTGATCATTATCAGGCTAAGTTGAAAGGCATACAGGTGTATTAGCAGTGTGTATAGGGTTTACACAATCCACATCATATATGCTTGCACCATTCCCACTCCAACCTGTCTAACGTTCTTATGACAATTGGAGCACACAGGTAGATATGGTATAATAGAAGGGACAGCAGATGAAAGAAGTAGATGCTAAAGTACTATTCGCAGAAGACGAACTTGATCCTGTCTTCACATTGAAGGTAGCAGGTCAAACACTGGTATGTAAGATTATCTACGAAGTTTAATTTTGAGGGATAACAAGATGAAAGTTGAAGCAGACTCAAAGGTTTTTGATGTAAGCCAGATTGATAGAATCTGGATAGGAGATAACGGGCACGTTATCATACACTGGAATGATAAGAACGGGAAGTTAATGCATACTAAATGCTACGAACCTTATATGACCATTCCAGCAATACTTCCAAAGTAGGGAAGCAGATACAACTTTAGCATACGGGACAACACTTAACCGAAACCCTTATATACCTATAAGTTGTTGTCAGTTACGGTTACGCTATGAACAGCGTGGCAGGAGATAGATTAAGATGTCTTTACAAGAGAAGATAGCGGCAATCAAAGCCGCCAGAGCAGAGTCAGGCACAACCGTGGCAGGGTCAAAGAAACTGCCAGCCAAGCGAAAGGGCAAGAAGTTGATTCCTCTTTTCAAAGAGTATTCTGATTACGTTCCAACGGAAGCAGAAGAACTCAGAGGTTCCTGTGAGGATTTCTTGCATACCTTCAGCCCCGAAATGTCCCTTCTCCAGCAGATGGTATTCGATGGGAAGGCCAAGCATTTCGAAGGCTCTTCAGGTCTGATTGTCAAGACGCTGACGGATATGTATGAAGAGGGCATCCTCTTCCCAGCGTGGCCCAAGCAAGCGATCATACCGCCCATCGCCTGGTATATCTTGACAGAATCCACCAAGTGGGACAAGAAGACGGAAGAGGAGATTCTTCCGGACCTTGCAGACTTGGGAATCAACTTCAAGAAGATAGCCAGACCAACCTTCGAGAAACCTCCCGTTGCTGGAGAGTCCACAGCATCTCCCGCAACTGAGGATGACGAAGACGAAGACGACGAAGAGTAATCGTCTGACTCAGGCTCAGGAAGATTGAGGACTAATCTGTAACCGAATCGGTATGGGCTTGTAGAACCAACAGATTATAATCAATAGGAGTAGATAGATAAGAGATTATCATCTACTCCTATCTCTTCCACCATATTCTATCTAACATCATCTATCATATCCTGCTACATAGCATACATACATCTCACAACTTTATTTGGAACAACAGGTATATAACTAACTATCTGATTGTTTCCTTTATCTAATCTGAGGAGGGCAAACAAATGCAAGATGGGAAAGCAGATGGAGGTATGCCAGTTGCCTGATATGGCAGCAAGCATATCAAGGGCTAAATATCTCATAGCAAACGCATTACAAAGAAGAGATGAAAAAGCCCAGCAAGAAGCAGCGAGACGAAACAGACCAGGTAGAAAACAGGTTTCGCTGGAGCCAGTTCGACATCCAACAGGTGATGCGAGATGTGTCAACCGAACTTGCCAGTTCAAGCGGAAGTTCAAAGAGATAGCAGATTGGAGAATATCATATTATGGTTATTTCTGCCCATTCTGTAATCATCTCGGCAAGCCAGTATATGAAGGACAACAGTTACAGTTAAACTGGGAGGATGTTGAATTCCAAAGCAGACTGGAGGAATGGATGGCTGATGGATTTAAAAGACCCATCTATCATACTATATCTCCAGCAGACAACGAAAGAGGATTCAAAGCATTTAATACACGAAGATGCGAAGAGTTGAAACCTCTCTACGTATGGACAGCATATATAGAAAACGATGAGCAGATAGCAAGGACAGTTACAAGCATAGATCATACTAAGATGGCAGATGCACATTTCCCTGAACCATCTAACTGCAATCCGATGACTTGTAAGTTCAAAGGCCGTTCTTGCTTTGTAGGATTCCAGGATGGTGGAGCAGCAGAAGGAAGATGCCGATTAGGGATGATGCTCTGTGGCATCCAGCCAACATCTCAGAGGATAAGAGCCAGGAATCGGGAAGTCAAACGGGAAATCCAGGTTAAAGTTTCAGCCAGACTACGATTGAAGGATAAACTGAAGGGTATCAGAGGGAGGAGATAGATGACTACTAATATTACTGTTAGAGAATTAGCAGACAAACCAGATAGATGGATTGTCGTTGAAGAATCTGGCGATTATATCATCACAAATCATTCAGGCATCCAGGGATGCACAAAGGATGAAGCAGAAGAGATTGCCAGAAGAATCCGGACAGAAAGGCAGACCAAAAAGAAAGGCAGAAGGAAATCAAGATGATTAAAATCTTAACAGCAACATCCAAAAGTCAGGGAGATCATCCAGGTGACTTCCACGAATGCTTAGATGGTGAACCTGTTATCTTTGGAACAGATTGCGGATGTCGCATATCAACCTGCTCTTGCAAAAGACAGATGATAGGACTCAAATCATACCACGGCACAACGACTTTCGAAGTCACAGAACTAACCATACCACGGTCATTATATGAAAGGCAGATATTTGATTATCTGTGTGAGATAGGGATGACAGAAATTGCTAAACTGGAAGAGGTCACAACTCTATCTAAGCAGATGGCATCCGATATCTTCTACATCACATCACAGTTAAGTCTCGGTGACATCGTTGTTAGACAGGATGATATATTCTCAGTAAGAAAGAATGTCAAGGAGAATATCAGAGCCAGGTTGAGAATGAAGTTAGGGAGGATGTCAGATGCTGGATGAACTTGAGTATATCATACCTGACATACAAGACTTGTATGTTCATATGTCACCAGAAAAATTGTATGAATCATTCTTAAAAGGAGCATACATAATCTGGGAAGATATATTTGATAATGAAACCATCCAGATATTACTCAGAAAGATCCTATGGTATCAGAAGGAGGATGTCTGAATGATCGAGCCAGATGATGGCGTGTATTTTTTCGATAGAGCAGATGTTGAGGAGATGCCCATACTCAAGGTTAGCATCTTCCACGATTCTGTCAACGTGAATAGGCATACACTTATACTAAAAGCCAAAGCAGACGAACCAGAGGTATGTTGGCATTCTGTAAAATCACATCCACTTGATGAACGATTTATCATATCGTTTAACGTGGCATCTGGTGAAATTTATCTTCTATCCAATTCACAACATAATCCATATATAATCATCCCAGATACTCGTATGGTGTAATGGCAGCACATCTCCATTTGACGGAGAAGATAGTAGTTCAAATCTACTTACGAGTTCCAAGTCCAGAATGAGCAGAGGGTAATCTGGACACATCCTAAACATCGACGGGTAATTGAATGTTAGAGATGCATACTCCTCTCTCAGCCCTCTGCTCACACGTTAGCATATATGAAACAAGGAGGCCAGAAGAAATGACTGACGGCGTATATGTAGATGATAAAAGACCAAAGACGAAGAAGGCTTTGAAAGAAGCAGCCAAAGAAGGACGAAGAATAGACATCGAATGCACATCTATGTTCGGTGGCTACTCTGGGAACATTAAAGATGCCCCTGTTGGTAAGATGTTTACCGTTGTTGGACCAGACCCATATTCAAAAAGAGACTGGTTTGCGAACATCATCCATCAGGGAAATGGAAAGGTGCAAGTGAAGTAAGATGTCTGAGTATGACATAGAGCAACTGCTGGAGGATGCTGTCTTAGAAGGTGTCATCCAGTGTGGGAAATGCGATTGCTCACTTGAGCCAGATGCTGAAAAATGCAGATGCGGATGGAAGAATCCACTTGTTGAACTGGGGATGATATAGATGCTCAGTAATGAGAACATAGAGAAGATAGAGCAGATGGTTCTCGATATGGGGAAGATCTGCAATGGAGCATCTTCAAGACTGACTCAGGAAGAGATAGCAGAAGTCATAGCAAATCAGATGCTACTTGAGCACAACACCATCGAGCAGTTGATGATTGGAGTCATCCAGAAAACAATATGTAAACTCTCTGAAACAGAATCGTGGAGAGTAGATGCCAGGAACGAAGCATCCATCGAATGGTGCAAGAAGGTGTCCCAGATAGATGCCCACTTCCCATTCATCTGAAGGTGAATAATATGACGAAGACAGAACTTGTAGGATATGCCAGAAAGAATGTGTCTGGAAATGCTTTGAGGATAAAGATTCTCAAGGCAGCATTAGATACAGCAGATGTTGAGATTGGGATGAATGGGGAAGAGTATGTCATCTTGATAATGAATCTTTCCAAGATCAAGATGGTCATCGGGGATGGGCAGGAGGTGACCTCGGTCTGCCAGGTGATCGAACATCAAGATGAAGGAGGAAAGTAAGATGTCGATAATGAACTGCTGCTTTTGTGGAACATCCTTCGATACAGACTTCATATCTCCAGATACTTTCCATATACCAAATGAACAAGGTGGAACATATGTAAGTTGTGGATGCGTAGATGGAGAAGAACTGAGCCAGCATCTCACAGACTTTAACATCGATCACGTGTTCGAAGCAGGGGATTAAGATGACACTATTCGAAACAAAACCAGATCCGATGGAAGATGTCTACACTATGACTCATACCTGTGTAAGAAGAGCAGTATGCAACTCAGAGGTAGGTATAGAAGATCCAAATGTCCAGATGATAATCAGACGAGAAATAGAATGTCTCAAAGAATGGCAGAAGAAGATCATACGCAGACGCTGGACATACAAACGCTGGGATTTGTGGATGACTCAGTATAACTATACTCCTAAGCAGATGCGTCACATATTCTTCGTGATGATGAAAGCATATGGAGGTAGATCATCCCATCT